TTAATTTGTTAGTTGATATTGCCGTCGTTTCTGGGTCAGACGTTACCTCCAGCCTTAAAGGAGATCTAATTTCTTCTATAAAGCTCGATAACTCAACAACGATAGATTCATTTTTAATTACTCCAACAGGTCTTTCTATTAAGAATACAAAGTCAAAACTGAGGGTTGCAATTCATACTTCAAATTTAAAGAAAAAGCTTCTCAATTGCAATGATGTAGAAAAAGATTTTATTCATAAAAGACTGAAGGGACTCTGTGCAAATAGCATTGAGATAGCAATCCCTGATGATATAAACTATTTTTCTAGATCTCAAGAAATTGATGAGGGTATTAGGCTTATTTTGTCAATTATGAACAATAGCTTTATGCTAACAGAAGCAGCCTCTATCTATTATTTATCTCTACAAAATGCTTTAAAAAGTATCTCAGAGATAGTCTAACCTTTACTTATTTTATTAAAAAAGTATGATCTATACATGAATCATTCTGATAAAATTTGCAAAGAAGTCTTAAGTTTGGTAACTTTTTCTAACGATCAAATACAAAATCTTTTAGTTTCAGAAAATTCTAAAGGAACAACATCCCTTTCAGAAAAAGACATGCAAAAAGTCTTGTCATTAGTTAAAGCATCTTTAGAAAACTCATACCAGTCTATGTTTCCCGTCTTACATGGAAAGATTAACGCTGAGATTGATTTAGCTTCTTCAAAAAAAACAGTCAAGAAGTGAAAAGTGGCCAAGAAAAAGTCTTCTGAAGATAAAAAAGTTTCTGTTGAAGCTTCTCAAACAAAGAGAGGTTTTAGACACCTAATAGAATGTAGGTGTGTTTTACCTCAATTTAAAAATAGAAAAGATCCACCAAAGCATAAATTTGTCGTCTTCTCTATTCTTGATGAGAATGATACTGTTGAAATGAAATACGCTCAATGCAATAATTGTGGCTTAATTCACAAAGTAATTGATATCTGCAAATCAGAAATTCAGCTAGGCAAAGAAAACTCTTCATCAATCTTGTCAATTGATGATATTAGGCTATCTCTACCTAAGGATTTATCTCATATTCTTGAAAAATACAGACTTGAAACTCCATCTTGGGAACAAGCAAGTTTTATTATTGAAAATAAAAGATGGGGAGATTTCATCGTTCTTGAGCAAGAAGATGATGGTGATACTAGACATGGTAAATATGTCAGAATATTAGGCGAGTCTTTTTTTAAGGTAGAAAATTTTACTAGAGATGAATTTATAAATTTACTTTGAGGCAAGATGGACAATTCTCTTTACGGACAACTACAGACTGAAAAAGTTGCTGATGATAAAAAAATAGCGCTTCAAATTGTTAATGAAATTAATAAATTTGGTATTAATGACAGACAAAGATGGATGATTCTTCATTTGTTAAGTTTGGAAATTGAGAATGTTCAAGACATGAAGGACATGGTTTCTTTTATAAAGTCTAAAAAAGAAAAAGAAATTTTTGTTTCTAAGCTGTATAGTCAGAGCGAAGACAATTGGGTCGAGGAAGAAGTAAAATAAAAAATGGGTAGATCTTACATAGTCAATAATCACAAAGATTATGCTAGAAGAGGAAATTACGATTACGAGTCATCTAGCGTTCATATTCACGTCGGTGACAGCTCCCGTCTAGTCGTGCTTCACTGCGACGTAAATGAGCAGTCAATATCAACTGTAATGATGCAGATGTTGCATCTTGCCAGTCAAAATCATAAACCTATCCACCTCGTTATTTCAACATACGGTGGCTCGGTAGATGAGATGTTTACTCTTTACGATACTATCAAATTCTTACCATGTCCCGTTCATACAATAGCTCTAGGCAAAGTCATGTCAGCAGGTGTACTCTTGCTTGCATCTGGTGAAAAAGGCAAGAGAATGATTGGTAGATCAGCTAGAATCATGATGCATCCGATATCAGGAGGAGCTTCCGGAAACATCTTTGAGATAATGAACGACGTTGAAGAAAGCAAGAGGCTTCAAGAACAGATGGCGACTGCTATTGCAAAAGAAACCAAATTATCAAAAGAAGAGATTGAAAAGATTATGAAGCTGGGTCATGATGTCTATCTGTCGCCACAAGAAGCGATAGAGATGGGCATTGTTGACAAGATCATCGGTGACTAGTAAATTTGTAATTTAGTTCTTCATGATGTATTGTGTAGACTGAATGCCTCTACACGAATATCGACATTATTTTCCTTTCAAAAAAATGAGAAAGGAACAGAAAGAAGCGATTGAATTTGCTATCGATTCGTATGAATTAGGTAAGAAATATGTCCTCCTTGAACTAGGAACTGGTACTGGAAAATCTGCGATAGGTGTCACAATAGCCAGGTATCTAAATGATCACTTTCCTTGTCAGGTTGATGAGAATGGTGAGTCAATGTCGGGTGCTTATGCTCTCACTACACAAAAAATCTTACAAGAACAGTATGTGAGAGACTTTGGTCCCACTACTAGAGTTCCGCTTTTAAGAACAATTAAGTCTTCTTCAAACTATACTTGTTCTTTCTATGATGATCAAACATGCGCAGAGTCAAAGATGCTTCTGAGTCGACTGGCTAAAAACTTAAAAGGTACAGAGTTTCAAGACCACTGCACAAAACAGTGTCAATATAGCCAAGAAAAACAGGAATTTATTGACTCATCCATTTCCATAACTAATTTTTCTTATTTTCTTGCAGAAACATCTTATTCAGGCAAACTATCACCTCGAGCGCTACTCGTCATTGACGAGGCTCACAACATGGAGACAGAAGTTGGTAGATTTATTGAAGTTAGTTTTTCTGAGAAATTCTCTAATGACGTCTTAAAAATTAAGGTGCCTAAGAGTCAAGATCAGAAGACAGTTTTTAACTGGATTGGAGACACGTATTTGAGCGCATTAAAGAAGTACTCAGTAAAACTTGAATCAACTCTTAAGAAAAACTCCTCCTCTTTGAATAAGTGCATGGATGCATCAAAAAACTACGAGATGATTCAGAAGCATCTAGAAAAAGTTGAAAAATTCATTGAGGTACATGACTATAAAACCTGGGTCATGAATGTAGAAAAGAAGCTGTTTGGTCAGGGTGGTAAGACAAACATCGTGCACCGTTTCGAATTTAAGACGGTAGATGTTTCGCCTTATTGTGAAAAGCATCTCTTTTCAAAAGCTACAAGAATCTTAATGATGTCTGCTACAATTGTAGATAAAGAAGTCTTCTGTGACTCAGTGGGATTAAAATCATCAGATGTAGCCTACATGAAGCGACACAGTCCATTTTCAGAAGCTAACAGACCAGTCCATTTCATGCCTGTTGGAAGCATGTCAAAAAATAAGATTGAGTCTAGTCTTCCTATTCTAGTCGAAGCTATCAAAATGCTTCTTGAAAATCATAAAAATGATAAAGGAATTATTCATACTGTTAACTACAAGATTGCAAATTATCTTGTTCAGAATCTGAAGTCTGATAGAATACTCACACACGACTCGACGAATAGAGATAAAATTTTAAGAGATCATACCGTCTCTGAGAGACCTACTGTTTTAGTAAGTCCTTCTATGATGGAAGGCGTAGATCTTTCAGATGATCTTAGTAGATTTCAGATTATATGCAAGGTACCATTTCCATACTTGGGAGATGCTGTAGTTAAGAAGCGTCTCGAAAAAAATGAAGGATGGTACGCATATTCAACTGCTAAATCTCTGATTCAGTCCTTAGGTAGGTCTATTAGAAATGAGTCAGACTATGCTGAGTCTTATATTTTAGACGCTGACTGGTCGATGTTCTATTCAAAGAATAAAAGAATGTTTGAAGGTCATATTGGAAAGATTCTTACATAATTTACACAGATGATGAAGAAGTTATATTGACCATTTAGGAGGTTGATATACAATGTCATCAGAAACAGTTTTAGTCAAATGGAATGAATTAAAGTCTCTAGTCGAAGCACTTGAAGTCGATGTTGCAAAGAATGCTCGAGGTATTGCAGCAGCAGGCGTGAGAGTTAGAAAGGGTCTTAGGCAAGTTGCAGCATCTTCAAAGGAGCTTGTTAAGATCACCCTAGAGAGTGACAAGACAAAGAAGACTGAGAAATGATATTATAGTATGCGTAGACAACAGTTAAAAATCTTACAACAGATGGCTAGAGATGGTGTAGACCCTAAAAAGCCATTCGAGTTTGTCAATGGTAAGTTTGTTCAGTTAGATGAGAATTCGTCCAAAACAATAGACGAAATCACACCAGCAGAAGAACCTGTAGAGCTAACACCTACAGAACCGACCCAAACAGATAATCTTGTTGAAGATAAAACCCCAGAGTCTGAGCTCAAGAAAAAAAAGACTGTCAAGCCAAAGCAAAAACAAGAAAAAACATCTTAGTTTTTACACAACTGAAATGATGTGATCTCTAATTTTCTTATAGATTTTCTTTTCAATCTGACAGATTCTCATTCTAGTTAAACCATAGATGTCCCCTATCTCTCTAAGAGTTAGGGGACCTTTTTTTGTTGTCACTAGAACACAATTTTTTCCATCTTCATATGGAATCCATTGCTTACAAGTTCTCTTTTGGCAATTAAAACCTGATGAGTCAACTAAGTCAAAGCAAGTCTGATTCTGTGCAATAATTGGTAATCTTTTTTTTATTGTAGTGTTTGGCATGACAACTTCTCTTAAACAGTATATTTTATCTTAGACGGGGTCTTGTACAAAATACTAATAAATTCATGAGAAAAACTTACATACTTGACACAAACGTTCTTCTGAGTGATCCGCACTGCTTTAACAACTTTAAAGATAACGACCTAATAATTCCTATGCTGGTCTTGGAAGAACTCGACAGACATAAGTCGCGTTCAGACGAGGTTGGTAGAAATTGTCGAGAAGTCACTAGAACACTTGACGAATTGTCAAAATCAGGTTCATTAAAAGATGGTGTGCAGTTATCATCAGGCGGAACTCTTCGAGTGATGACTTCTTCGGAAAAGAAAAATAAAAAAAGCGATCTTGACTCAACAATTGTTGACAACATGATCATCAACTTTGCGCTGGAGTACTCAAAGAAGCACCCAGATAAAGTTTTCTTGGTCTCTAAAGATATTAACGTTAGAATAAAGTGTTCGTCATTGGCTATTCAGGCTCAAGACTATCTGAGCATGAGAGCATCTGATAGTTTCGATGCTCTATACACGGGTGTAAAAGTTTTAACTGCACCCGACGATGTAATTAATAGGTTCTACGGTGGAGATGAGGTAAACATCAAAGAAATTACATCCGATGTAACATACCCCAATCAGCTGTTTGTTCTCAAGTCCTCTGACTCTACAATGGCCTCTGCACTTTGTAGATTGAGTCAGAATGGTCATCTGTTACAGTTACAAAAATTTGATAATGTTTTTGGTATAAAACCTAGGAATAAAGAGCAGAATTTTTCTTTTGATCTTCTAATGAACCCGGCAGTTAAACTGTTGACCCTTACAGGCAGAGCAGGATGCGGTAAGACACTGCTAGCGTTAGCAGCAGGGTTAGCACAGCTAGATTCCATTGGTTCACATCCAACTTATCAGAAGCTAATTGTATCTAG